AAAAATAATCAGTACGTTGAATAAAACCCTGTCCAAAATCCTCCATCTTCTGCTCATCCACCTGTATCTGAAGTGTATGGAAACCCTCTTGGATAAGGTGTTTATGTTCCTGTCGTATCCTTGTAGGAAGTAACAGGACATAGCCACAAACAATGTAATTCCAAATATCCACCACATTACTTTATCAGTTTATGTACGCTATACTTGTTGTACTGTCTGCCAGTAGCCGTGATGAAGCCGTTACTATTTAGCTTTTCAGCTATCTCTTTAAGCTCCAGACCTCTGCCTCTCAGCTCCATTGCGTATGGTCGTGCCATCCTCGTGTTTCGATTGTTCTTGAACCTCTGACTGATAACTTCTCCACCTTTCCTCCTGTGTTCATCCGTCAGGTTCTCAGGTGTTCCAAGAGATGTTATCTTTCGACCAGACCTCGATACGTAGCTACCATCTTTCTTTATCCTCTCCCTGATAGAGCCAAGACCTGCCTTTGTTCTTGAAGATATAGCCTCCGCCTCGCTCTCTGCAACAGACGCTAAGAGATTGATAGTCAGCTTGTTAGCGTTAGGATTATCGCAACAAACGAAGTCAACGCCAGTTCTACTCAGGCTCGATATGAAGTGTACATCCCTCGCAAGTCTGTCTAACTTGGCTATCAGTAGCTTGGCTCCTGTCTCCTTGCACATCTCGATAGCCTCTGCGAGTATAGGTCGTTCACGTTTCGATGTACCTGTCTCCTTCTCAGTGAACTCCTTGATGATGACACCGTTCCTGGCGTAACCTTCAACCATTCTAACCTGAGCCTCAAGACCAAGACCTGACTCTCCCTGTCTCTTAGTGGAAACCCTATAGTATGCTACGTATCTATCCATATCAACAGGTCATAAGGTATCCCATTCTATCTGTCTCCGTAGCACCACTACGTGTTTGCTTCCTGAGAGTAGACCTGTCTATCTTGGATCCCATACTAAACTTCTGCTTAACCTTCCTGACAGCATCCGCCTCAGACTTCGCCCAAATGGTGTTGTATCCTCCTCCTTTCCAGTTGAAGAACCAGTTGTACTCTCCATCTAAGTTCTTCATATATGGCTCGATGACTACGTGGTAGTCCTTGCTCAACCTTTTCTTAAGGTTCTCGATGTACTGCTCTTGTTGTTCCTTTGTTCTCATCGTTTATAAAATTGAATTGTTTATTTATGGAGTCGTTTCAAATTCATCTAAAATAGATGAATTTGAAACGACTCCATTTTCTTCGTTGTTGCATCTCTTCTGATTGTGTCTGTAAGTGCCTGACTATTTCACTTGCGGTAGCTTTTTCTCTTATTATGTACCAGGAGTCGTAGTCTCCAGTAACTCCGTACTCAGTCTCAATTACCGTGTAGAGAGACTTCTTTATATGCCCTACGTCTATCGGGTCAAGGAAGAAGAAGTCCTCGTTGTCCATCCTTTCCATATCTCTATCGAAAGCCACTCCCTCTATCGTTAGCCGTAGCTCTATCTCAAAGCCATCGTCATCTCCTTCTGTGTGCATTACCCAATCAACTTGGTTGTACTCTCCGCCCTCCCCTAATCTGTATATTATGTATCTATTTTTCATCATCGTTTTGTTTATCGTAGTTACCGTCTATTCCATTGTATCCGTCCAACCAATTTAGATCTATTCTGTACCCTCTCTTCATTATTAGCATTCTCCACTCAAGGAAATGCTCCTTGCTCTTGAACTCTGCCATACCGTACTCCTTTCTATCGTTCTTTGTCAGGTGGAATGTAGCCTTCCTCATCTTGAATATCTTATTAAGATTATCGCCAGGCACATCGCCATCACGAATATGTTTGCTATAAGTCTAAGGTATTTCATTTCAGGAATCTTACTTTTTGTTTATCAAGAAAGTAATGCACATCATCTGTAATGAAGTCCGAGTCCAATCTCTTTACAATAGCAACCTCTCTTGGTTTAACCCTATTGTAGTCTACAGTGATTCCTATGCACCTACAGAAACAGTACTCATCAATGAAGTAAAACTCTTGAGGTAAATCTTCTTCTTTATTTTCTATTGCCTTAAGTAACTTCTTCCTTCTTCTGTTTGCCTCTGCCTCTGAGATTAAGTAGACCTTTATAAGACTTCCTTTGAACGGTCTGCTTATAAACTCAGTTACTGCTTTATCTTTCGATTTTTCAAGTGATAATTGTAATTGTTCCATTTTTCTGTTACTTTTCGTTGTTTGTATTCTCCTATCTTATCCACTACCCTGAACGCTACCACGTATAGGGCGAGTGTTATGTATTCAAGTGGTTTTAATCGCATCGCTAAGTATCTCTGTAGTTAGGTCTTGCCAAGCCTCCACCCTGACTATATGCTCCAGACTATCATCCAAGTAGTTGTCTATGGCTAAGGTGTTCGTGGTTACGGTAGATAGCATCTCGCCATTTACCTCGTAGGATATTTGAAAGTGTCCGTGTCCTACCTTCTTGATATAAATCTTCTGTGTTTCCATTTCTAATTGTTTTTGTTTTGTTGCTTAATAAATTCTACTACTGCATTGTATGTGCTATACATATCAAGAGTTGCGACTGCATCTACAAGGTTGTCAAACCGTTCTTCATCTTCAATCTTGTAGCACTTCTGTACTACTGGCATCAGCCAATCCCAAGATGTGTGGTAGTGTAGGTCTACATCAGTACGATGGTTGTCATCGGCAAAAATGAACATTGTATGCCCTCTATATTCATAGGCGTTATATCCCATAAATTCTGCTATCAGTTTGTTGTTTTCTAAGTTTTCCATTTTGTTTTTATTTAGTTGTATATCCCTTTGTTTTAGTGTTAATGTTCCTGACTATTAAAAGTAAACCTTACGGTAGCACCTTACTCCTTCCTTCTCATATACAGTACATAGTTCTGTAATGGTAGCTACCTTGTGGCTCCACCCTCTCTTGCAGTACCTACGTACCACCTCGAATACTGGCTTACCCTTGTGCTTCAATTCTGTCTTGCGTTCTGAAATTAGTTCTGTAGTTTGCATTGTCTTTTGTTTTTAGTTGTTATTGTTTATTTTCTATCGTTAAGGTATTCATTGTAATCTTGCATTAACTCGTTTAAGTACTCAGGATTGGTAAGTGCCTCCGCTAATTGCTCAATCCACGTTTCGTTTGTCATTTTACAGTTGTCAATGTCTACCTCGTAAAAGTGGGTTAAAGTTTCGATTAGTTCTTTTGTTTCCATTGCTTTTGTTTTTAATTGTTAACGTAATTTTCAATATGGTTCTCAGTAAACTCTTTCTTTTTATTTCTCAGAATTAAGTTTTGTTTCAAAGTTTTCATCTATATCCAACCCAAGCAATTCATTTATCTCATCGTGGATAGTGTCTTGTATCTCAAAGTATGTGTCATCATTATCTTCCAAATAACCTAACTTAAATAGTGCTTCGATTATTCTAATGCTTACATCTCTTGTATCATCGTATGTTATCTTTTTCATCGTTCCTTTTGTTTTTATTTAGTTGTTTTTGATTCGTTAGCTAAAGTAGTTGTGTTCCTGACACTAAAATGTCATCTACCTGACAAATACGTTAATAAGCACTTATTGGTAGTTTTTGGTTCTGCTCGAACGATACGCTCTCCCAATCACTATCATCAGGGTTAGTTACACTGTGGAAGTATTGTCGCAGTTCGTATGCAATCTCCACAAGTTCATCGTTCTCCTTCCAGTTCTCGATATTGCAATCACTGGCTACCCTTCCGAGCATACCACCGCCTAAGTAGTTTTGGTATGCGGTCATCCTACCGTTGTGTCCGAACTCTTGAAGGTCAATCTCAATACCACCTCCTCTGGAGGTAATGTCTGCTCTGATAATTTTGTCTTTGAATGTTCTCATTTCGTGTAATCTTTAATTTGTTTAAGTTCAATAGCTTTCATCTTGTCGTAACCGTAGAAGTCCAAGAAGAGGTTAATGTGCCTTGTGGTTGTCGGGCTAAAATAACCCATTACCTCCACGTAATTTTCAGTGTGATTATACCACGCAACCCTTTTACCGTAGCTTACAAGGTCTGAATAGGTTTCTCCTTCTACCTCGTATTGGTTTACGTGGCAATTTTTACTCGTGCTTAAATAGAATGTTCTCATTGCTTCTTGTGTTTTTGTTTACGCTCGTTTCATTTCGTTAATACTTCTCTACTTCAATACCTAACCGTATTGCGTTTCTGATTTGGTCTTGACCTTGTGTTATTCCGTTCTGTTCAAGAATCCAAAGAGCCATCTTCAATTGTTTCAGCAATTCAGGTGCAGCGGCTATCAGTTTGGCGTTGGACTTGAATTCCTCCTCGGTCATGAAGTCCATATGTGCCATTGCTATGAGGCTCGTACCTCGTGTCGGGTGTTGGCTCCATATGCCATACTTCTTACTGTCTGATGGGTTAGGCTTTACCACCCATTCTCCTTCTGTGTGTTTCATCGTTCCTGTCGTTTAATAGTTATTATCTAAGTTACTTAAGTACTCTACCAATACTCTGTGGCTACAGAACTTGAACTCCTTGTTCAGTTCCTTTCTTACCTTGCTGAAGCTAATATGCTCGCACTCTAACCCCTCCAATACTATCGCAGTTGGAGCCTCTGCATTGTACACTTCTCCTGAGAAGCATCTACCGTTTTCAATTGTTTCGTAAATCATTTTGTTTTCGTTTTTGTTTATTCAAATATCAGTGTTCCTGTCCTATTAAAATGTCACTCAAATGACAATTACTTAATTCTATTCCAAGTTTGATCCAATTTATTGTTCTCATAGTCTGAGATGTATCTAGCAACACTATAATCGATATCTCCGTAGCCCACTCCGTTCTCAGGTCGTTCGCCAATTATCTTGTGTCCATATTTCCGTTCCATTGCATTGCACCAGTTCTCGTAGTGTCGCTCTCCGTTGAAGGTTATCTTGTACGTTTTGTAGCTACCTCTCCGTGTCTTAACGTCTATTTCGTAATTCAATTCCATTGCTATCAAAGTTTAATGTTAAGTGTTACTATCGCTATCAATACCACCGTTAGTATTGCGTAGATTGTATCTGAATGTCTCGTTATCGTTTTCATTTGTTATTGTCCCAAGATATTGATGTCACTTTAAGTTCGTGGTCTATATCGATATGACCGTCAAGCATTCCTTTTAGCAAAGCCCATTCGCTTGTGCATTGTGGTCGTTTCAGACCGTACCTTTCGTTCAGTACGTGTTCACGTACCTTTCCATTGTTGTCCGTTGTTTCAAATTTGAATGTAGTCTTTTTCATTTCGTTTTGTTTTGTGGGTAGAGCCGAAGCCCTACCCTTGTTCATATTATTTGCACTTAATTTCCTTACCCTCCTGGAGGTCGAATATTGCAATCTGCTCACGTTCCTGACCTACCTTAACAGCATCATCCTTTGAATACTCGTCCTTCGGTAGTAACTGGGCAACGTCCAAGTAATACTTTCCCTCGTATTCCCAACCTCCCAAGATGAAGTCCTCTCTTGCAAGTAGAGTAATGTGTTTGTTCACATACTCTTGGTAATCAGCCTCCGTAGGTAGCTTCTCGAATACGTTCTCAGTTGCCTTGTGGAATGCGACTGAGTAGTTACTGGAGCCGAATACGTTACCGAAGGTTAGCGAATAAGAGAAGCCACCGTTCTCAAGTAATTCTGTGTTAAGTGTTCTTAAATTCATCGTTTCTAAGTTTAAAAGGTTAGTGTTTGTTTTTTTAGTTTTTACGCTCTTGAAAGTAATACGTCCTCAATAGTTTCTAAAATTTTGCTACGTGTCCAACCGCTTGCTATCGATTCAGGTGCTATAGCTTTTGCAAGGAGGTAAAGGTCTTTATCGTTCTCTACCCTTCCCAATGCCTCCGCCATTTCATACGCCTTACTTAGGTTGTCCATATCGGCTAAAATTCTGTTGATTGTTTCTTTCTTTTTCATTTTTCTGTTTTTTTAATTCGACTGCAATGTAGTTACGTTCCTGATACTAAAATGTAATGTAGATGACAATTACCGTTTTTAAAGTTTACCGTTCTCAATCCTATCCAGTAGCACGGCTCCAATGAATGATGCCAAACAACCCAGTCCAAGTAGCCCAAAGGCAAGCTCGTTTATGAATATCAGCGAAGCTACTGATGATACTGATAAGACAATGCTCGTTAATGCGAATAGTGTTGATGATTTCATTTTGCTTTTGTTTTAGTGGGGAGGTCGAGCCTCCCCTTGTTAATTACTTTTTTGTTATACGAGCCTTGGTCGACTCTAAGCTATCCACTCTATCAATTCGGTAGCTAGTTTCTGCGTACATCTCCATAAGCCTACGCTCCCTAGTTATACGCTCATCTAACTTGGCTATCCAAGCACTAGGGTTTTCACTAATCGCTTCATCTAACCCCCAAAGCGCTGCTATCACCTCGTTTTTAGTGGTAAACGTATTATAGCCTTCAAACTCATCCACCAAAAGAGCGTTCTCTGCTGTAATGCCGTAAATGCCCATTTGGTCAACCTCCCACCATTTGGTCTCGCACTCAGCATCGTTAACCACAGCGTCAAAATTAACCCCGTTATACTTGTAAACTCCTTGGTAAAAGTTCCCGTTATTGTCCTTTACTCGGGTAACCTTCGCTCCGAACTGCTTTAGTTTTTTTGTGAAATTTTTCATCGTGTTAAATGTTTAGTGGGTTGCCCCGTTGTTTGTTTCTGAGGGTAAAAGTATATCGGGGGTTTGAGGTAAAATGTCAGCCAGATGACAAAAGTGAAAATAGCCGTGTAAGTTACTGAAACACAGAAGGTTAGAAGGTAACGTTCCTGACGTAAAATAATCGTCCAAGTATAGGACACGTATAAGGGCAATACACGTTTATACCATATATATAGCGAAAGGGTTTTTCAGAGCCTTAACCTAAGTATCTTAGGCATTGGAATTGATACTGGTAAAGATGGGTTGGTTGTGAACTATTATTCAATTGTGCATAATCGATTGAGGGTTTTCAATTGGCTCCTTCCTTCCTTTCCTTCCTTGCATTGGCTCCACGTTTACAGGTTTGTTCACGGTGGCAACGGCACAAACGAACGTTTAACCTGTAGCAACCGAACTTGGTAGAAGGTAGTGCATCAGGTAGCTACCTATAAAATAAGAACCCAAGATGTAGGTGGTTCGGGTTCGGGTTTAAGTTAGGAATTGACCCCCCACCCCACACGACACGGGGGGTAGTTTTGAAATAATTTTGAATTTGATTTACTATTTATATGTCACCCCCATGTACACAACTCATGTACACAACTCATCCCCACCCATTTACCCTGGGGGGGCTTTTTTCTTCAGGAACGTTGTCAGATGAATCCCTTTTCTCTAAGGGTCTTGTAGTATTTCTGTTGAGCCTCTACTGTCTGTTGTTTCTGGTGTTTCTTTGCGGCAGACCTTATTTCTTTCAGGTCTTTGTTCATGGTTTTAATTATCCATGCCTGTTTACTGTTTCTTTCTTCGAGCATTCTGATGTTGAAGGCTTCGTCTTTCAGCTTTTTCGTCAGGCTCGTTATCTCCTCATACTTTGATGGGAAGAGTATTTTGAATAGTTTATCTTTCATAACAACGAATTTATGGGTTTTTATTAAATTAGCTGCATGAAGAAACTTAATAATACGGTGATCAAGAACCTGTCACCACAGATGGGAATGAGGATAATTGAGAAGTACCAATCTGACGGATGGGATACTGGAGAGAATACTGGCAATAATTATTACGGTATGGATACTGATCCTTTTTGGGAAGGATTCTACTATTATGGTGTCATAGATGGTAAGTTCAGTGGTTTTAATTCCAAGTGGATTGAAAGTGATCGGAATAATTATGTATTGATCATAGAGCTTGACGAGTGGAGGCTTAATGGGGTTTCAGACATAGGTATATGTCAGGCTAATGGATTGAGTGAGGAGGATCGAATAGCTGTTAGGTCGGTTGTACTTGCGCAGGCACTTGTGAGTGAGCTTGATATGATGTCAGGAACGTCACCAAACAGGGATGTATTGAAGATTATTGGAAATGCCTTTGTTTCTGAGCTTGATGGTTTGCTTGACAATGTTTACGGTGAACACACGGACTCATCGATCTGTTATCTTGTAGATAGGTGTCAGTCTTCATTGAATGATGTATTTGACGCTTTAATAAAAAGCGATACGTTGTCATTTGAAAAATAATCATTTACTTAGCGGTCATAAAACTCAAAACAAATGACACCACAAGAGAGGACTATTTACAATTCCTTATTAATGATTCTTCATACCACGCCATACAGCATAGCTTTGCAGTTGATGACTGAAGACTTGCCTCCATCTTCAAAGACACAGTACAAGAAGAAGATAAACTCGGTTTATGATAAGTACATAGACGGAAAGGTAGAGTACAAGGCTAAAGAGTTGGAAGAGTTAATGAAAACCATAGGTTGGGAAGTGTAATGAAACCACTTATAGATTCTTGGGCTAAGAGGCTCGGTGTAGATGATTGGGATATACGTACAGAGCGTATTGATCCTAAGCAAGTAGAGTATAATGGGGAGGATTACTTTATAGGGATAGAGAGGGACTTTGATGGCAGGAACGCTGTCATTTACCACGATGTGCCATTGGACGAGGAGTCTATAGTGCATGAGTTGTTGCACATAGCCTT